GGACAGGCTATCAAGGGCAATGATGAGGTCGTAATCTCCGACTCTGGGGAGAGGGATAATCCTGTATCCGTCCCCTTTTTTTCTGTCAATCTTGGCGACGGCGCAGTGGAATCCGTATTCCACAGAAACCAATGTGCGGTTTTGTGGTTTTGATTTGCCCGTGATTCTAAGCCATGCTTTGGTAATGAGCTTTTCAATTTTTTTTATCCAATTTTTCATAAGATTACCATTTAAGTAACAATGCTTAAAAAACTAAAATAATAATTTAACTATTCTCGATCTTCATTATCTAAGAATTTAGCATCTAAGAATTTAGCGATTTTAGTAGCTATGCCATCAGTAGGTGCGCCTAGTAAATAGGCTATCAATGATATTTGGGCGATCGCCAATACTTGGGGAATTTCTTCAATAGAAAATGATTTTATTTCTGGTATATTTTGGGGGAATTCAATCTCGATCCGAACAGTTTGCACCCCCATCAATCCGATGATCATAAATGCGAAAAAATAACTATATCCTTTCCCAACACTAGAATCTTTTTTCATAATTAGTAAATAGCGACCACCCGTGATTGCGATCGCTAAAGCTAAAGAGTGCATCTATTGATAAATTGATTATAGCATTTTATTGACTGATATTACAACTTGTGCAGTCGTCTCCCAGGAATCACAAAAACCTCCTGACCTGTTCAAATTTTCCACTAAAAGCAGCCGCCGTCACGCCCTGCTGCTGGATAGTCCACTCTTTGCAAATGTAAAGTTTTCCGTCGTCGGTAGTGTCATCAAGCGACAATCTGAATGGTGAACCCCGTCGCGTCCTCAAAAATTCATCTACTTCGGCAAAATTAATAATATTTACGTTGATATCCCACGCGCTGCTAATGGTATTAATGCCCTTGGTGGTACGTTGTTCTACCCCAACTTCACCATATTTAGTTTTGGCAATATCAGCGGTTTCGGTTTCTGGATTACTCCAAGTTGGGGTTAAGGGAATTATTGGGTAAGTCATAGAATATTTACCTTATAACCAAGCGCCATTAACTTGACGCTTACTGTACTTGTGTCGTCAGCGTGTCTCATCCCATTTACCTGAAACGTGAACGTCATAGGAGACAAGCAAACGCCCGTCAAGACACCATTAATAAGTAATGTTTTTGGTTCAGGAATAATCTTGATTAAGTCCAAAAACCACGATTCATCCAATAAACTGGAAATGGGTTTTCCCTTTATCACAACTTTAATTTCAGGATCTTCGCCCATATTGCCTATATTGTTTAAACCTAAATAACTCATGATTACAATCTATTTACAAGGGGAACTTGCAGATTATTTTACCCCACAAATTACCGTTGCTGTATCTAGTGTTGCCGAAGCTATCGCAGCATTAAAAGCCAACTTCAAAGACTTTGCTAATTACTTGTTTGAAGCGGCTTCGTTTGGGGTAAATTATCAAATCCGGGTAGGGTATCAAGAGATTGGGGAGGAGCATCTAAAATGCCCAATTTCCAAAAAAGTCCAATCAATCCGCATTACGCCTATAATTGCTGGGGCTGGTGCGGCTGGCAGGATTATCGCCGGGGTGGCACTGATTGGGTTGGCTGTAGCGGCTTCGTTTGGGGTTGTTGGGCTATTGGGAGTAGCGCCGCTGACAGTTGGGCTAACTGGGGGCGCGTTGTTGTTTCAGGGCATTTCCGCGCTATTCAGTAGACAAGATTCACCCAGCGGGGATGATAAAAAATCCCTAGTGTTTGGTGGCACGTCAACAACCGTTAAAGAAGGGGGTCGCGTGCCGATTATTTACGGGGTGGCGTTGGTGGGGCTCTACGTTATCAGTGCCAAGATTACAACTTCCTATGTTTCCGGTGGTAGTGGTGGAGGCGGTGGTGGAGGTGGGGGCAAATAAGCCTACACTAACTAGCTCTTCTAGACTGAACTATTTCTTCTAACAGCTCTACATACTTGACTTCTAGCCAAGTTCTAGCGTATAACCCATTACAGATTTCAAACTCGTCAAGAGCTTCGAGTAAGTTAGCGGTCGCAGGTGGGTTAACCACCCATTGATTTAATTTTTGTAGGATGTGACACCTTTTCACTGGCTCCAGATCTTCGTATTTGCCAGCGAGTTTAATTTTTTCTTCCTGTGTAAGCCCCATCTTTAATCTCCTATATTAAGGATTGTTTTTCTCTCACAAAGAACCAATCGCGCCCCGTTGAGGGGCGTTAAAACTAATCCGCCATATCTTCAGTAATACGTTCACACACAACCCGAAAACCAATATGGATGTCGTAGTAGTGGTCGAGATTGCTGAGGTTGCGAAAAGCAGAACGACAATTCTCAGGATAGGTGTCCCACGAACCACCGCGCAGCAGTTTCCAGTTATTATCCTCTTCATTATTTAGCCATGCGCTTCCATCTATTGGCGCACCTTCATAGTCATTATGCCAATCGTCTTGACACCATTCCCAGACGTTGCCGTGCATATCGTATAATCCAAAGTTATTAGCTACTCCAAAGCTGCCTACTTCTGTTGTTTCTTTTCGATAAACTCCTTTAGATCCTTGACCATAAGTGTAATTACAATTGTAGTTAACCAAATCCGTTGTTATCGTCTCTCCAAAGTGAAATGGTGTGGTAGTTCCGGCTCGACAGGCATATTCCCATTCCGCTTCACTTGGCAGTCTGTAAGTTTTTCCAGTTATTTGGCTTAACTTTTCACAAAAAGCCACTGCATTATCCCAACTAACGCATTCAACAGGACGATTACTACCTTTAAAGAGAGAAGGGTTAGTTCCCATAATAGCTTGATATTGTGCCTGTGTTACCGGATATTTTCCCATCAAGAAACTAGGAACTGTAACATGATGTTGGGGACGTTCATCATCATTGCTACCTTCCTCTGTTTCTGGTGAACCCATCATAAAACTGCCACTAGGAATCATCACCATTTCTAATTGAACTACATTATATCCTGTTTTTTTAGCTAGATTTTTCCACTCGGAATGCTTCCAACCTTTTAAAAGGTTGAAGGTTTTTTCATCCATTAAGAGATCATACTCGGAATGCTTCACGCCGATTAAATCGGCCAATTCCTTGACCCAGGGTAATTCGATTTCACATGAAATCATGTGAGTATTTGTTTGCATTGTTTGATTAGCTTCGACTTCGGTAAATGGTTGGATAATTTGATTAGTTTCCATTGGAGTCATCTCTGTCCTGTAATTTGTTTCACTCTATATTTATACTCTACTAGACTTATTCCAATTTGTCAAGGGGTGTCAAGGGGTTTTTTAGAAAATATTTTCAGGATAACCGATAATGCTCTAGGATCACCATCTAGCAGTGCTTCTAGAAATTCCCCATACATAGGATAAATGTTTTCTTTTTGCCGAAAGAAAAAGCCGCCATCTATCAGCAGCTTGTCCCAGAGTGCTTTCTTGTCTTTTGGCAGTCGGCATTGAATCCGAACTTTGTCTTCATTAGGTCTGGACATTTGGGATTAACTCCACTAGATATATCTAAACTATAGACTATAGCAGAAAATCTGTAGATGATCCGACATTTGAATTGCGGCTTTAGTTTTGCTTAAATGCTATTCTCCATGTTGCGGATCAGCTTACCGGATGGACAATCTCCATAATTATCTGTTTCAACGGGTTTTCAATGGGTAATAGGCATCGGCATTTTAGAGAATAGAGGTTATGTGGCTTTTGCCCGTTTTTATATTTGAGCGCGATCGCAAAATGGTAAAAATCTTAAAACGCGGAGCGTCAGATAAATGCGTCAGATAGTTTTCTTTACTATAGGGATTTTGTCTGACGCTTCATATAACTTTACATATTTTAAAATCCTCCAAATCTTTATGCAGCAAGACTTTGTTTTTGTCCCAGATCCAAAAGAAGATGACTAAACCATGATCCACCTGACGGGAAACGTTTCCCGTTATGGCAAAAATAACCACAAATATCAATTGTGGTTATGCCGAAAAAACAATTTAAAGGATTTGGCGGTAGTGGCGGCGGAGGCGGCAAACCTCCAGAAACCGCAGTATCAGGAACTATTGATGAGACTTGGGATGATTAACCT